GGACCGGCAGGACCTGTCGCGCCGGTAGGTCCGATAGGCCCTTGTGGCCCAGTGGCCCCAGTCGCCCCTGTGGCTCCAGTATCGCCCTTGAGGTTCACATAAGCGCCCCAGGACGTACCCGAGTAAAACCGCAGGCTGGTGCCCGACCATTGATGCGCGGGCGTTGGACCCGTGGCACCGGTAGCCCCAGTGGGACCTGCGGCCCCCTGAGGTCCGGTCGCACCAGTATCCCCTTTGGGACCCGTGGCCCCAGTGGGACCGGCTGGCCCTTGCGGACCAGTTGGGCCGGTCGCGCCCGAAGCACCGGTTGCACCTTGCGGCCCAGCAGGCCCCTGAGGCCCTGTCTGTCCAAGCTCGACCACAGTTTCCGCACCGGAGACCCGCTTCAGGAACAGCTTGCCGTCGGGGACATTTACCGCCAGTTCCCCGGCGGCGAGCTGCGCCGCTGTCGGCACACGACCTGCGACGGTGGTGCGCTTTACCAAAACGGTGTTTGCCATGATCAGAAGGTCCCGCCATCGAGGGTGATGCCGTTGATGGTGCCACCCGTGATCGCGACAGCATTTGCGTTTTGCGTAGCCATGGACCCCAGCCCAAGGTTCGAGCGTGCTGTCGTCTTGTTCGGCAGGTCAGAGAGGTTCGAGGCCGTGGAAAGTTTGCCCGCCAGCGCATTGGTTACGGTCGTTGCGAAGCTGGGGTCATCGCCGAGGGCCGCCGCCAATTCATTCAGCGTGTCCATGGCGCCAGGCGCGGCATCAATAAGCGCCCCAATCGCGGCAGCCACGAAGGCTGTTGTTGCAATCTGGGTGGTGTTCGTGCCGGTAGTTGCAGTGGGGGCCGTCGGTGTCCCGCTTAACGCAGGTGAGGACAGTGGTGCTTTGGCATCCAGCACCGTCTGGAGCCCGGTGACCTGTGCGATCGAGTGGCTGTGGCTGGAGGGCGTAAAGCTCGTGGGCTTGCCGGTGATCCCGGCCCAGGGAGCGGCATCCGCAACTTCCGCCGCATCCACCTTGCCGTCATTGTCGGTGTCATAGGTGGATTTTGCCATGTCTCCGGCACCAAAGCCGGCAATAGCCTCATTGACGAAGGCTGTCGTTGCAATCTGCGTGGAGTTTGTGCCCGCGACAGGCGTCGGCGCTGTGGGCGCGCCAGAGAAGCCTGGCGAGGCCAAGGGGGCCTTGGCGGCCAGCAAACTATCGACTTGAGACTTGCGGATAAGATCAGTCCCGCCGTTTGCATCTTGGCTCGACTTTGGCACCGTCGAGAAGGTCTTGGCCCCGGCGATGGTTTGCGTACCGACCAGCGCCAGAAAGCCACCAGACCCTGCCACAGGGGCAATCGATGTGGCATTTCCAGCCCCATCATCGCCTTTGCCGATATAGATCGTATTGTCGACTTCGTTATGGGCCAGTTCGCCGGATTTCAGCGCTGCGGGTGCGCCTGCCACGCCCGAGACGCGGCGTTTGAGCTGGATCGTATTGGCCATCAGAAAAATCCTCCATTGATGGGGGCGTCGGTGGGCAGGATCGTGATGCCTGGATCACCTTGATCGCCCTTGTCGCCTTGGGGGCCGGTCGCACCCTGCGGTCCTGGCTGTCCGCCGAGGCGTATGCGGAAGGGCCCGTTTACGACGCGCACCTTGATCGGCGCGGTGATGGCAATCGGGCCTGTTTGCGGGACCACTGCACTCATTGGCTCAGCCCTCGGGTCACCGGCAGCATCACGGGGATTTCGAGCAAAAAGCCCAAGTGTAGGTCTGGCTCGAGATCGGTGCGCACCAAATCCAGCACCACGCGCCCAGGCGAGAGCCCTGCCGTTTGAGAAGGGGTTAGAGACAGTTCCAACACCCTTTCGGTGATGTGCTCTATCCCACCGTCAGCGCTGGACAGCATTGCAAGTACTGTCGGATCACTGGGTTTGAGGCGCAGATGGCCGGCATAGCTTGCACCGTCCGCAAAGACCGGTGCCTCTGCCTCAATCTGCAGTCGCCAGGCATAGCCGATGAGGATGGCTGGGCCTTCGCTCAAGGTGGCCACCGTCATGGCTGCCACCCGCAGAGCCGCACGCCGACTTCGTTATGGGCAACGATCTGGGCCAGAGTGTCATCGCTCAGCACATCCTGACGGGACGGACGAATGGGCTCAGCCCAATCGCAATCGTCGCGCAGCCCCCGCGGATCAATCGCGCATCCAGCGGTCAGCACGACGCTCAAGATCGGCACGATCAGCATTTTGAAGGTCATGGCGGATGTCCTTGGATGTTTGCAGTGCCCGAACCCGGGCGTCGGCGCGGCGGATTGCGAGGTCGGCCTCTGCGGCAAGCCGGCCCTGGCGGATCAGGAGCCAGATGGCGGTGCCCATGGCCGCAACAATCGCGCCCCAATAGGCAAAGCGCCGCCCAAGGCTGGAAAGCAGCGCGGTCAGGATGAGGGTCATGGCGTTTTCCCCGAGCGATAATCGTCGATCCGGGCCGCCTTCGCGCGTAGCGCATAGAGAATGACGCCGACGAACACCGCCGCGCCGATCCATGGCAGGGCAATGGAAAGCGCGCTCTCAAGCCCGACTAACGAGAACACACGCCCGGCCACATCGCGCGCCTGTTCAGCTTCTAGGAGCGCCGGTGCAATCTGACTGCCGATGGAGCCTGCAGCACCAATCACGCCGAGACCGATCTGTGCATTGGATGCCGTTACGATCCGGCTTTCCGTGGGGACACCGGAGGCCCGCTCGGGGACGGTTTCGCGAGGAGCGGCAGTTTCCAGAGCCTCGGTCAGCGCGACATCGACGATCGGCACGAGAGCCAGATCGTTGTCGTTTCGGAAGGCCAGAATGGCAGCGCGGGTGCGTGGCCCGATCTTTCCATCGATCTGACCCACCTCGTGATAGCCCAAATCCTTCAAGCGCCGCTGGACCGCCGCCACCGAGAGCGTCACGGCAGGCGCGACATTGCCCGCACGCCGCACCCCGAGAAGTTTCGAGACCGGAAAGCGCTTCACATTGACGGCGTCGTCTTGGTTGCCACCCAGGCCCCAGACCCAAGCGCCCTCGATCCGGTCGATGAAGAAGACATGGCCCTGCCAGCGGGAACTGCCGCGGGGGATCACGCCAATATCGCCTTGTTGGGCGTCTGCCACCTCGATGGGGACACCCCAGTCGAGATAAGACCGTGCGGTCAGCTTGCGGGTGGATTTGATCCCGGCCCGCTCGAGGCAATGCCCGACGAAGGCGGCGCACCAGGCCACAGAGTCGTGTTCGACCCAGTCGTGACCGACCGAGGGATACATCTCCATGATGACGGGATTGTCAGCGGGGCCCGCGCCCTCGGTCGTGCCGATGTAGCTGCGGGCGATATCGATCGGTATCATGGTTGTCTCCCATGCAAAGGAAAACGCCGCCCCGGATGGGACGGCCTGCAGGATTTCTGTGAGGGATGGACGGTTTACTTCTTGCGGCAGAGCCAGGTGGCGAGCAGTGCTTCGGCCCCACGCGGGCCAAGATAAGCAAGGGTTGCCACGAACCCCGTCGAGACCGGCTGTGATAGGCCGATGTAACGCGCCGCCGCCTCCCCGATGAGCGCCATGCCGACGGCGACGGGGATTTCCCAGAGAAGTTCCTTGCCGAAGAAGCGTCTATTGCCGAGCTTCACCTCGCCCGAATGCCACATCAGCCGTCCGGTGAAGGCGCCGATCAGCGTGGTCACGGCACCCCCGAAGACCGAGTTGATCATGTCGATGAACCCACCATCATTCATGGGCGTACCTCCTCGAGCGCCGCCACCCGGGCGGCCAGTTCCTTGACGGCCTCGATCAAAAGGCCGGTGATATTGCCGTAAGCGACCGAGAGCTGACCCGCCTCGTTGTCGCGGACCACCTCGGGTAAGACGGGCTCCACTTCTTGGGCGATGACGCCGATCTGGCGGCTTCCACCCATGGTGAAGCGCACCCCGCGCAGGGCGGAGACCAGAGCCAGCGCATTGGCGATGGTCTCGATCTCCGACTTCAACCGCGCATCTGACGAGGAGACAAAGTTCGGGGCCGTCACCACGCCGGTGAAGGTTGCCCCCGAGAGCGCTGCCTTCGCTGCGATCGCGCTGTCATAGTCAGCAGCAGATTTGGTCGCCATGGTCCCAAGACCCAAGTTCGCCCGCGCCACTGTTGGATTTGCCAGCCCAGCCAGATTGCTTGCCGCATCCAGCAGTGCGTCCCAGCCTGTGTTGGTGGCGTTTCGTCGGCGCAGCACCGGCGGCGATACCGAGGTGTCGACCCAGAGCATACCTGCCGTCGTCGCTATTGGCGCGGATGCCCCGGCACTCGTCGATTGCAGCGCAGCAATAACCTCATTGAGGCGCGCGCGCACAGCTGCACCGGCATCATTGGCAATCACAAAGCTCGTCGTCTGGCTCATAGGTTTTCGTTCCAGTACATCTCAACACCAGGGCTCAAGCCAACGCATCGGCATAAAGCCGTAGTTCAGAGACAATCGGCGTATAGGAGGCATCCTTCGTCGTGAGAAACGCCCGCGCCTCTACCGCGCGGGCTTCGATTTCATGATTGTCCAGACGTCCCCAGGGACCCCAGTTCGGCGATGCGGCCGGATCGTCATCGGTCTCGCGGATCTCAAAGAGCACGTCGATTTCTGCTCCAGCCGATCCGTCAAAGTCGGCCCATGTGTCCATGAGTGCTGTGCGCGCGTCGATCCGGTCATTAAGCGCCAGCGCCGCCACGCCGATTTCCGAGCGCAGGCGGACACGTTTCACCGCACCGAGATCGAGCCCGGCAGCAAAGGCGTACCGCCCCTCCATCGTGCTGACCTGCGTCACGCCATTCGCAGTCGCCGTGGCGAGCGTCAGGTTCGAACCCGCAACCTGCAGCCCGGATTTCGGGCCGAAGAAGCCGGGATCGGCCTGCAGGAAGTCCAGGGTCGAGAAGGCTAGCACCTGCGCGCCCTTGGTGGAGACCCGGGTTTCAGGGCCGGCACGCCCGCCGCTGTCTTCAGCTCGTACCAGATACGTGCCGGGTTTCAGCGGCACGACGGCGATGGCTTCACCGCCCGACACCCGGTCCATCGAATAGCTGTCGGCCCAGGTTGCCGTCGCTTCTTTCGAATGCCGAATGACGATGTTGCCGCCCACGCGCACGTCGGGATCGGCCGAACGCGTCCACTTCAGGATCGCAAGGCCACCCGCCGTTTGCAGCGTCACATTCTCGAGTTGGGCCGGAGGCGCAGTGAGCCCGAGGATTTCTGCTTGGGTTTCCTGCCAAGGCGATGAGACACCCAGAACTGAGATGGCTTTGACCCGGAATGCCCAAGCACCGGGAGCGATGTCGCGGATTTCCAGTGTGGAGCCGTCGGTGCGGCCATAGTCGATCCAGTCGGCCGCGCCAGCAAGTTTGCCTTGCAGCTGATAGGCCGCAACAAATCCTGAAGGTGCGGCTTCCCAGTCAATCTTGGCCAGAACCTTCAGCCCGCCGCCATCCCGCGTGATGTAGAGGTCCTCGGTGACCTGCGGTGCGCCGGGTGCCGGGATGTCGTAGGCATTGGGCAAAGCCGTCCGTGGGGCAGCTGCGTAAATCTGCTGCTCGGATGCCGACCAGTCATAGACTAGGGGTGAGGTCTCGCGCAGAACGAGCTCTGGCAGCAGGAGCGCGCCATCGCCCGAGGCGGTCAGGTCAAGGCTAACCCCGTGCACCTCGAAGGGTTTGGCGGCAAAGCCCCACCGGGCGTAGGAGAGCGTCACCACATCGCCGACGGTGGCCGCCCAGGCTGAGAGCTTGCCCGAGAGCCGCACCGTCATCTGCCGACGCGCGCGCTCGAGCTCGATCTTTGCCAGCCGCTGCGCCATGGCGGCGGAGATCGTAAACGGCAGCGAGATATCACGCCACTTCCGTTCCCCACCATCCTCGGCCAGATAGACATCCGACGCATAGGCCGGAAAGTCATCCGGCTGCCAATCGTTCTCGGGGCTGACAAACTGCCCCCGCACCCCGTTGAAGTTCGACGACATTGTCACGCGCGTGGCCAAGGTCAGCCCACCTTCGCGGACATGGTCCGAGGTCAGCGCCACATCAGGCGCGCGCCAGGCACCAGCATGAATGCGCCAGGACCCGCCCGAGAAGGCGCAGCGACCGGCGAAGGACGAGAGCATTCCCTCAATAATCGTCTTCGGGACTTCTGAGAGGGTGATCACCCCATTGCAAGCATAGCGCGGCTCGGACCCGCCGGCTGCAAGCGGAACAGCCTCGTCGCAGATGTTCGCGGCCTCAACGAGGGACATCTCGTCGACCCCGTCGGGCTGACCAATGCGCGCGCCGATGCCCCAGGTTGGATTGGCCATGTAATCGGCCAGGCAGAGGGCGGGGTTTTCCGAATAGACTGCGGTTTGCGTCCGCGGGTCCCAGATGTCATCCTTGCCCTCGAGATCGACCGTGATGTTCGGGATTCCGCCCGGGAAGGCGTCCTGGTCATAGGTGAGCCGCAGCCGGATTGCGGCACAGCCCCGGAGCCGATGGTTCTCAGTCCATTTGTCCGGCAGAGCTGCCTTGAGGCCTGCGAAAGCGGTCTGGTTTGCGGCGCCGAGTTTCTTCTCGACGAGGACCTTTCCGGCCCAACGGCCTTGGGCAACGCCATCAGCATCGAGGGCCATCTCGCCTTCGAAGTAGATCGCCCCAATGGATTTGACCCGATGCGTGGCGAGCACGATCACCAAGTCGAGGAACTTGTTGTCCGATCCCGAGGAGTGCAGGAAGACGATGACCCCGCCCTTGCGGGTGCGGCCATAAACAAGATCACGCGGCACCACGGGCTCGCGGATCGTGACCGTCCGCGGCTGCATCGTGGTCTGCGGCTTTGGCATCAGGGCCTGCGCCGCGTAGGACAGCAGAAGCGTGCCGCCGATCCGCAGAAGGGCCGCACCAATGCCGCCTGCAGCCAATACGCCGCTGATCGCCCCCGCGATCGCGGTGACGGCTGTCACGATGAAAGGCATAGGGTGGTTCCGAGATCAGATGGGCCAGGCAAGCCGGCAAGAGGTGAGCGGCACGGTCACGAGGCCCTCCGGCGCCATCCCAACCGCAGAGGCCCCAGTGCAGATGCCGAAGCCGAGGCCAGTATCGGCCAGAACGATGTCGCCGCGCCCAGCAAGCAGCACGGCCGGGCGTGGTTCGCCCAAAAGGGAGCGCCCCATTTCTTCGAGCGAGGCCCAGCCCAGTCGGCGCATCACACGTTCGCCGCCGAGCGCGGTTGTGTAGCGACCGCGCCAGAGGGCCGCGATGTCTTCGCCATCGGTCAGGATCATGCGCGTCTCAAAAGCGAAGGTCGGGCAATCGTGGACGCCCCAAACGAAAGGACGCACGCGTGCGGTATCGATCGCCGATGCAAGCAGGCGTTCCCAGTGGTCAACGCGGCGGAGCATCATCCGCGCCCCCAAGTGATCTCGCGATCCTGGATCGCGGTCACATATTCAAAGCCAAGATCACCTTGGAACAAGACCTGCTGGCTTTCATGGGTGTAGCGCCAGGTCCGTGCCACGGTGAGATCGATCAGACGGCTTTCATAGCTGATGGTGATCGTGCAGGTGTCCGCGTCATCCTTGATTTCGGGGACATCAAGCCGACCAGAGAAAGCCTGAACTGGATCGGCGATGATGCTGCCATTCTCGGCCAAAAGCCCCAGCCAAATTCGTCCAGGCAGGCCCTGACGCGCTTCCTCGATCGCCATCTGAACGAGTTCCAGCGGCACGCCGGACAGCGAGACTGCCGTGCCGCCGGCCACAACCTCTCCGGTTTCATCGAGCGAGCCGAGGCCCAGAAGCGACCCAGCCCCGGCCCAGCTTTGACCGTTCCAGCTGACTTCTCCCAGCCCCGACCAGATTCGAACCCAGCCCGTCGCAAACTGCCCCTCAAAAAAGATAACCGGCCTGAGGCTTTGATCGGCCAGTGCGGTTGCAAAAGCGACGGTAAGATCGCGGCTCATCAGAGCGCCTCCCGCGCTGAGATCGTAAAGCGATGCTGATCCGCTCGGCCGATGACCGAGGGAACCGGGGCCGTTAGGCGCAATAGAACAGACGGCGCATCAAGGCCAAGGAGCGTCCCGACCGGCACGGAAGCCCGGAGCGGCGGCACAAAGGCGAGCGTGGCCTCGCTGCCGAGGGGCGTCGCATCCGCAGTCAACTGATAGAGCCGCGTGGTGGCATCCGCACCCAGCTGGAAGAAATCCCCTGCGCGCATCCCAAGCCCCCAACCGGCCGTGCGCAAGGTAGTTGCACCTGCGACTTGCGCCTCGGTCACGTAGGGATTGCCCGCCGTCACTGGCACCTCGATGGAAGGATCGGGGAAGAGGAACCGGCCCCGCAATCCACCAAGAGCGGTGAAGAAGGCTGAAAGCCGCCGAGCCGTCGCTCCTTGGGTCACCGCCATCTCGATCTGATACTCCCACCACGACGCGCCCCAATCCTGGATTTGCGACGTGCCGGTGAACGGCGAGCGCGCCTCGGCGACCGATGTGACCAGCCGCCGCTCGAGCGAGGACACGAGCGTTATGGGCAAGACAGGAATGGCCATGATTTTAGATCACCTGACCCCGGCGTCGGCCATCGGCCACGCTCTCTTTTGCGATGCGGGCGATCTCCGGGATCGCCGCCCGCAGGCGCGCGTCGATCTGCTCGGCCACACCCATCTGCGCCCCGCGTGCATCGATGTTCACGGTGACGCCAGCGCCAATGCTGCCGCCTCGGCCATAGTCCGCCGCTTCGCGCCGGTTGAGCACCCGTTCCCCACGCTGCAGGATCGTCGGAACTTCGTCGGGGCGGAGTCCCGCCCAACCGCCGGAATGCATCCGTGGCGCCACTGCGAAAGCCATCGCAGGCACCGAGCGAGTGTGTCCCGATGACCCTACGATACCGCCCGCATGCGAGACGGCCGCCGCGACAGAGCCGCCGCCAAAGATACCCGAGAGCGCCGAGGCGATAGGCCCCAGTACCGCGCGCTTAAATGACAGGACCGCAAGGTCCGCCAGGATCGAGCGCACGAGGCCCTTGAAGTCAAACTTGCCGGTCTCGACAAAGCTCCGGAAGGCGCTTTCCGCGCCACTGAAAGCGCCGGTCAGGGTTTCGCCGAGGCCTTTGCCCCAGTTCAGGGCATCTTTTGCATAGGTGCTAAGTGACTGGCTGACCGCCTCAAAGCCCGTCAGGATTTTATCCTTAGCCGATTTGCCCTTGTCTCCTAGACCACCCAACGCAGCGCCCAGCCGGCTCGACGAAGCAGAAGCGGCCTCTAACGCCGCCGCGCCTTCTTCACCCGTGCCCGCAACGGCATCGCGCAGGGCGCCCCAGGAGGTGAGTGGGGCTGTCGCTCCATTCGCAAGATCCGTGGCGGCACGCCGGTAAATATTGGCTGTTTCCAGGGCATCCGCCGCAATGCCATCAAGGCCAAGGTCGGGGGCCGAGAGCGGATTGTCCTCGAAGGCTCGCCTAAACGCCTCTGCCGCAGCCGTCCCGGCATCGGAAGAGGCACCTGCAAAGGGGTTCGGGATGTCGCCGAGGCTAATCTCGCCGATCTGACCAAAGGTGGTCTCGATGCCGACCGCCGCCAGCGCATCCCGAATGCGGCCGGTAAAGGCGTCAATTCGGCGGATTGCACCATTCAGCATGGCCTCGATCCCGTCGAGCATGCGGTTGGCCGCCGAGAAGACCAGATCCCCGATCACATCCGGCAAGCGCGACCAGATCTCGCGCACCGCGAGAAGCGCGCCCTCGAAGGTGTTGGCGGTGGTGTTGCCAAAAGCGACGACACTCTCAATGGCCCCAGCCATGCCGGTCGCGGCATCGGCTTTTAGATCATAGAACATGGCTGTGGCACGTGACCCAGCCGCGTTGGCGCCCATTTTGATCCGTTCCCAGACCTCAACAGCGACATCTTTCAAGAGCCGCATGGCTTCGCCGAAGCCGCCTGCGCCGGAGGCGAGCCGTGTGAACCAATAGACCAGTTCCCCTGCGCCGACGATGAGGGCACCGATTCCGGTCCGGATAAGCGCGCCTTTCAGCACGACGAGCGTCGTGGCCAATCCCCGCACCGACAGCGCGGCTGCGGCCATAGCGGCGACCCAGCGACCCGCGAGGAAGGTGGCGAAGGTGCTCGCATAGATCGCGAGCCGGTCGAGATTGGCGAGCGCCGCATCAAAGGCCCGGCTGATCGGGCTGGTCGAGACCGCCAAAGACACAAAGGCGTTCGCTGCCGCCTCAAGCGTGGGCGCCAGTGCCACCGCGATCCGGTTGCGCACGCCGGTGAAGACCTGCCCGATGCTCACGAGGGCCAACTCCGACCGGCGCATCGAGGCGATAGCGTCCGCATCAAGCACCGCCCCAAGTGCCTGCGCCTGCGCGCCAAGCCGGGTCATCTCCGCGCCGCCGTTTTGCAGGAGCGGAATGAGCCGCGTGGCGTCCGAGGCCATGGCCTCGAGATAGAAGGTCATCTCCTGTTGGCTGACGCCCGCGCGCTCGAGACTGTCGACATAGAGTTGCAGGGCTTCTGGCCCCGAAAGCCTGGCGAACTGGTCCGCCGTCACCCCCACGCGGGGCGCGATATTCTCGAAGAAATCCGCCATCGGGCCGCCGCCCGTCTGCAGGAAATCTCCCACGCGGTCGTTCACGTCTTTCAGGATATCGGCGAGCTTTTCTTGTTCGATGCCGACGGTGGCCGAGGCCGCGGACCAGCGCTGGAAGACCTCCGGGTTCGCATTAGCCACCTGAGAAAGCTGGCCGATCTCATTAGCCGCGGCCACAGTTGAGCGGGTCATCGCGACAACGGCACCGGCCAAAGCAGTTGCGGCAGCGGTCGCTGCGATCCGCGCCCGGCGCGCGAAAGCCGCCATGCGGGTGTTCGCGAGTTCCATCTCACGACTGAGACGGCCAAAGCCGCGTGAGCCGGCTTCGCCGACGCCTTCCAGCTCGGCGCGCACCTGGCGCCCGCCGGTCGCGGAGAGCCGGACGCTCACACGTTTCTCTGCCATGGAAAGACGTCCTCAAAGTATAACACCTCGTTCCCAATGGAAACGAGGTCAGGTCAGACCTGATCCGGCCTGAAGGTGTTCATTGATCTTGCGCACCATCACCGCCTCGATTGGCGGCAAGAGTTCCGCGACGGTGAGGGGCGAAAGCCCAAGGGCTGCCCCAAGCTGTAGCGCTGCCCCCATATCCCAGCCGAGAACCGCGCCGCCGCTCATGCCGCTGGCAATCCGAAGCTGACCGCCGAGGCGTTGAACCAGGTCCCAGACCTGCCAACCCTCAAGGGTTACGGGTTTATGGAGGCGGCCTGGGCAGTCCGGGCATGCACCCGAACATGCCGCGCAATACTCACCGCCCCCGCCAAACTCCCAGTCGGCGAGAGCGGTCAGGCGTTTTTTTCCGCATCCAGAATGAGCGCGCCCGCGATGTATTTGGTCTGGAACGCCTCGAAGATCGGCCAAAGCTCCAAAAGGGCGTCGATGCCCTCGGGCGTCAGAGGCAGTGGCTTGCCGTCTTCATCGCCCACGCCGTCCCAATCCTTCACGACGATGCGGGCGACTGCTTTGGCGACGATCCGCGCGAGGTCATCGTTGGAATGGGCCGCATCGCCCTCAGCCTCAGCCGCCGCGGCGACAATCGCCGGATCGCTCCGCGCGGCCAACATAATGGCGGTGGTTAGCGGCTCCACAAGCAAGCGTACGGCATGGCCCAGATCGAGCCAGCGCGGTTCCGTGGACAAGTTTAAGCGCAGCATGGTCAGTAATCCTCGCGGTCATTGGTCAGCGTGACGGTGCACATCCGGCCCGCGACTGGATCGCTGGCAGCCTGCCAGTCAAAGGTCGCTTGCACCCCTTGCGGACCGGAGATTTCGATACGGGGACGAGGCAAATAGACGGCATGTGCTGTCAGGGTCAGGGTCTCGCCGGTGGGCAGGGTATAGGAAAACTCCAACTCGCAAGCCTCGCCGTTGATAGCCTGTGTCACCAGCGTCTGGTCCGCAAAGCGGACAACAACATTGCCAGTGAGCGCCGCAATAGACGGGTCTGCACCGTCGATCTTACCGTCGGCACGGATCGTCTCAATCCGGTCGAGATTGTTGGCATAAGTAAGGTCGGTGGAGACAACGTTACCGATGTTGACCCCGTTCCGCGTGATGGCCCCGTTGAAATGGCCAAAGCGTTTTAGCGCGATATTGGTCGGCGTTCCGGCTGAGGTGCTCGTGGCGATGTTTTCGCCTTGGGCCACGATGCTGGCAGTGGCCGTCAGCAAGCCCGACCTCGCCATCTGCCAGTTGAGGCTGTCCACCATGCAGCCGGAATACATTGCATAGCGCGGCACCTCTGGCAGCCCGGTTTCGACCGAGAACGACGGCAGCGTCCAGTTTCCGGAGCGAAACTCGTGCGTGTAGGGCGCCTCCGCGCCAGTGGTCGTGGGCGCTCCAAAGGCTGCCTTCAACCAGAAGCCGAAGGCCTCAGTATCAATCGGGATAACCACATCGCCATCCGCCGTCACCGCATCTTTGATCGGTGCCTGCGGGTCGCGCCCGTAGCCCAGCAGTTCCGATGTCTGCAGCGGTTGCTCTGCCCCCAGCGTCGTGCTGGCAAAGGGCATCTTGGTAAAGCCGCTCGCAGGCGGCGTTCCATAGGTCGTCTCGAATGCAAGCGCCATTTGCGCCCGCGCCCCTTGGGCTCGTGCCATGGTGTTCTCCTCGGGTTGTCGGGGTCAGGCCAGCGGGTCGGCCGTGGAGTAGTGCATGACCACCGGGATCATGGCGGCTTTCAGGCTGGTCGCGCCCTCGACAGGCAGATCGACAGGCTGCGGTGCTTCAGCTTCGATCCAATCGCAGAGGCCGAATAACGTTCGGTCGGTGGCGAGCAACGTACCAATGCTGGCGGTCAGCGTGTCGAAGGCGGCGTCACGGTCGGCACCTTGTACGAGCGCCTCGATCTCAGCCCGGTGCTGGTAGTGGTAGCGCAGCGGCGAGAGCGTGACCTCGGGCTCCCCCGGCTCACCGTCGCGCAGGATCAACAGGCCCTCGGCCGGCACGCGCTCAGGCAGCACCTCGCCGCGGAGGGCGGTGGCGGGCAGCGCCGAGAGCCGCGCGTGCAGCGCGGCGAGGATGGTTTCGCGGTAGCTGGGCATTGGTTTTCACGTCTTGGGGGAGGTGCAGAGAAGGGCCACTGGGAGCCCTTTGTGCTAAATGTTGCGCCGGCTCGGTTACCTGAGAGCCAGGTTTTTTGCGCACGTTCCGGGTCGTGATATGAGTGGGTGATCGCCTATGAAAGGATCGGGAAACCGCCGACGAGGATCACCATGCGGACTGCATCAGAATCAGCACCGAAACCAACCGCGACACTTTCGATGGGCTCCTCCGAATGGGCGATGCTACTTCTGCTTTCGGTTCTCTGGGGCGGATCCTTTTTCTTCGTGGGTATGGCGGTCCGAGACCTGCCCACACTGACAATCGTGGTGCTGCGCGTCGGTCTGGCAGCCCTGGTACTATGGGTGGTGATCGCCCGGCTGAAACGACCCGTACCGCGCGATCCCCACGTCTGGACCGCGTTTTTCGGCATGGGCGTTCTGAACAACGTCATTCCGTTCTGTCTGATCGTCTGGGGTCAGCAGGCCATTGCGTCCGGCCTCGCCTCGATCCTCAATGCGACCACACCACTTTTCACCGTCGCGGTCGCGGCATTTCTGCTCTCTGACGAGCGGATCAATCGCCGCAAGCTCATGGGAATCGCGGCTGGATTCGCCGGAGTGGTGGTAATGATCGGACCCGCAACCCTGTCCGGACTCGGCACCAACCTGCTGGCTCAGATCGCCTGTCTCGGCGGGGCTTTGTCCTATGCGTTCGCTGGGGTGTTCGGACGGCGCTTCAAGCGTCTTGGCGTCGATCCGATCGTCGTGGCTGCGGGCCAGGTCACGGGCTCTACCGTCGTTCTTGCCCCACTCGCTCTCTTCATCGAACGCCCATGGGCTCTCCCAATGCCAGCGCCTTCGACTTGGGCAGCGATTGTCGGTCTTGCAGTTCTTTCAACCGCTTTGGCCTACATCCTCTACTTCCAGATCCTCCAGCGTGCCGGGGCAACCAACCTTCTACTCGCGACCTTTCTGATACCCGTTTCGGCGATCGCTCTCGGGGTTCTCGTTCTCGGCGAACATCTGAGCGGTCTGGAAATTACTGGCATGATCCTCATTGGAGCAGGACTTGTCGCAATCGATGGACGGGCGCTGAGTCTGAGCAAGAGGTGACGGGCAGGCAAAAAATAAATTTTCCGAAGATGAGCTCCGATTTCTCTGAGAATGGCCCTCACGCCTTCCCCTACACCCAGTTCGCCACAATCAGCCCCGGCACCTCCGCCTGCGCGCGCTCAGCATCCCGCGCGAGGTCCAAACGTTTCGCCAGCTTCACCTGCGGCACCAAAAGAAAGATCGGCACCGTCGCCTTGCCGCGTCCCGTCTTGGACCGCGACGCAACACCCAGTCCCCGGCTGTTCAACCGGCCATCGGCCACCAAGAGGCTTGGCCCCCGGCGCCGATAGACGAACCGCAGGCGTAGCCCCCTCCGTCGTTCCCATTCCCCTGGCGTGATGCGGCCGCCCTTCCGACCTTTGCCAGCAGCCGCTGTGGGAATCGCTAGCCAAAAGCCATTCTTCGAGCGGATCAGCGGGCCCCTGTCGTGCGCCCCAATAATCTCTGGAGCCTTCGACCAGACCAGCGCAGCAGCTCCTAAACTTTCCCCAGCCTTAGGATAGGTCTGGCTCCGGATCGAGTTCGCGAGGCGCCGACCAAGCCCCGCTTGGGTGATCTGCCCGCGCCAGGCAGATTTCAGGTCGGTTCCAGCTTCCCGCATTGCATCGCTGACAGCCTTTTCGCCCGCCTTGATCTCGGCCGCCATCACGGCGACGAGGTCTGGTGTAATATCGAGGCCAAGCTTCATGCCGGGGTCAGCTCAATCGTCCAAATGAGCCGCTCGCGGTCACGGCGTGGCTCGCCCTGGATCAGGAAGGTTTCGTCCCCGATCAAGATCTGCTCCTGCGGCCGAGGGTTCGGAATATCCGCCACCCGGACATCGATCCGGGTGGTGTCAGACATGAGTCTCGCCGACCCGAACTCGGTGATCTCGTCGGGTCGGCGCAGGATGCCCCGCGCGCGTGTGAACTGCCCCCCGCTGTCCCGATGCCAGATCTCGACCGAGAGATTGGCATCGAGGAACAGCACCCCGAGTGCGTCAGTGAAGGCGCTCATCAGGTCCGTCGTGCCGAGCGCAGGACTTGCGGACGCGTGCAGATCGGCAGCGGGTTACTTTCAATCTCGAGGCGCACCCATTCGTCCCGATCGCGGTCAGGGATCATGCGCGCATAGAGCGGCAGACCCAGCGTGTTGACCGTCTCGAACGTGTCGGCCGGGGCGTAGTAGATTTCGAACAGACCCTCGACGCCTTCGGGATAAAAATACGCCTTGTCAGTCGGCACGCCGAAGCCGAGGCCCCCGCGATAGCGGCGGAAGGTGATGCCGCCGAAGCTGACCTCTTCACCCACACGGCCACGCAGATCGGCGGCAGCTGCGGTGTTGAGATAGGTCTCGCGGACCTCCTTGTGGGCCACGAGATCGGCAAAGAAGGCCGAGCCGCATTCTGCGCGGAGCTGGACCTGACCGGCAGCAAGGCCACCAAGGCTGTCTTCCACGCTTTCGATCAACGCTTGGCAGCGTTTGCGCAGAGCGCCAGATGCAGGGCTCGCGTTGTCGAGATCAAAATCCACTTCAGCCGCGGGCGTGATGCCAAACTCGGTGTAGTAGTTGATGACCGTGGCCCCGTCCTTCGGGTCCTTCACCGCGCCCTGAATGCCGTTGAAAAGGTGGAACTCGAAGGTGGCCTCGGCATCGTTGCGCAGGCGGCCCATCTTGCGGGCAACCTCGGTCTGCACCTGCTGTGTGGCGGTTTCCGAACCGAAGTCGCGGATTGCCTGGATTTCCGAGGCCCAGAGCACGTCCTGCTTCTTGAACTGACGGCACACGAAGGCGCGCATGTCGCGGCGCTCGGGCACCTGTTGTTCATAGGCCGAGCCACGTTCCGAGAACGGGATCAGCGACAGCGTGCCATCGCGGCTTTCGATCATCACGGTGCGCTGGCGCACGCCGCGCGAGCCGAACAGGCCTGCACCTGACAGGATGGCCGGTTTGAAGGGGATGTTTTCAAGAGCCCGGGTGAGCTCGATGATGCTGAAGGCGTCGCCCTCAAAGATGTCCATGGTTGCCATGTTTGGGAATCCTTATGTCAGAGGGCTCAGCGCAGGATGATGCCGAGAGCGGCCAAAGCCGTGGTGGCGGCGGTGATCTGGGCCTCGGTCGCGCCATCAGGCCAGACGAGTTCATGCTGGTTCACAAGCGTGGGCCCGCGCAGCACGACAACGCCGGGTGCATCAGCTGCTGAGGCATCGACGCCAGCCCAGAGAATGCCAGCAGCATTTTGGCTGCCGTTCGTCGCGGCCGGTGCGAGCCCGGTGTATTTCCCGCCGGTGGTAATCTTGCCGAGCACGGTGCCGGGCTCGAGCTTTCCGGCACCGGAAGCGATGGTGACGGTTTCTCGGGTGTAATCGCGGAGCACTTCCCAGACGAGGAAGCCGCCCGCGTGTTTGCCTTCTGTGAGCGTGGTCATGGACGCTTATCCTTTCGTCTTGAAGGTTCGGGCGATCACATCGCCCCAGGATTGGGTGGTGGCCGCGCGCCCGGGTTGGGCATGGGCGGCGGTGATGTCGGGGGTGACGTCGGCCTTTGCCGCGAGAAGGCGGTTGCGGACCTCATCGAGACCAACGTCTTCTTCGAGGAACCGGCCCGCCATCTGCGGTTGACCCGCGAGGCGGCAAAGATCGATCACGGCGCGCGCATGGGCGATGGCCTCGGCGCGGACCGTCGCGGCGTCGGCCATTGCGGCTTCACTTTCGGCCGCAGTTTGCGCTTCCGCAGGCAAGTGTTCAGAGTCAGGCTGGGTGTTGGCGTTTGCAACACCCTCAGTCTGCGGCTCAGGGGCCGCAGGCTCGTCTGTCTCACTTGCCGATTCGACCACTTCTGGCGGCGCGTTGCGGAACCGCGCGACATCGAAAGAGGCGGCGAGTTTCACAGGCTCGGCAATTCGGTCGATGAAGCCGAGATCCAGTGCATCCTTGGCATCGAGCCAGGTCTCGGCTGCCATCAGGGCGGCAATCTCTTCGTCGCCCTTTCCCGATTTCGATGCATACCCTTGGATCAGGCTGCCTTTCACCTTGTCGAGGGCCTCGGCCGTTGACCGCATGTCCTCGGCTGTGCCCATGACCAGACCCGAGGGGTCATGGATCATCAGGAAGGCGTTTTCCGGCATTATGATGGTATCACCCGCCATGGCGATATAGCTCGCCGCCGAGGCCGCAATGCCATCGATCCAAACGGTGATTTCGCCCGCATGGCGCTTCAGTGCGTTGTAGATTGCCA